AGCTAAGAAAATGTCAAAAAAACTATCATTAAAACAACAGAAGTTCTGCAAAGTGGCAGTCGCAACTGGCAACCCAACAGAAGCAGCCAGACGTTCTTATAATTTAGGAAGCAAAGGAGGTAAACATAAAATAAGTGTTGCTACCAGCATAGCTTCAGAAAACTTGACAAAACCTGACATCCAATCGGAAATACAGAGACTCTTAAAAGAAGAGAAAATTGATAAAAATTCCCGCCTTAAAAGATTGGCAAAAATCTTTAACAGCTCAAAGGATACAAGAGGAGTAATAGAAGCCAACAAAGAAATTACTAAAATGCTTGGAGAATACGAACAAGTCCAAAGAGTTCAAGAAATGGACTCTGATTACAAAACATTTCTTAAACAGGTAAAAGAAATAACAGAATGACCTAAACCCTTAACAGCCCCTAAAAAAACGCCTTAGAAGCCAATACAGAGCTTAACAAAATCCCTAAAACCCCCTAAAAGATATAAAAAAGAAAATATAAAGAAAATAAAACAGGTGCCTTAGTTAGTAGAGAATAGTATATAAGAATATAAAAGAAATGGTATAAGTATTAAAGTGTTTAATAATCCAATTAACTGAAAAAACCCCCTTAACCCCTATCACCCTCACACACACATCTATTTAGACAATGATACGATACTATAAGCTAACGATACGCTAAAGAATAAAGAATGATACGTTAAGAATTAACAAATTATTGCCCTAAAAGCTTAAACATTAAGAAATAGGTATAAAACCCTATCTAACCCCATTAAAACCCCTTAGAGAGCCAAATAGACGCTAATAAGGACACTCTATAAAGAATCTAAGCACCTAAAAGAAAAAGCATTTAATGAAAGGGGGGAGGGGAGGCAAAGTCGGGGGAGTTCGAGAAAATTATTATACCAACCTCACAATTTTTTTAAAAAATAGACAACCTCACATTTTTTTAGACAATGCGTATAATAACCCATAACATAAAAGGAAACTGGAGAGAGAAAATAGCAAGAAGTGAATATCTGAAACAATTCCATAAAAATTCCAAAAATCATCCTGTTTTTGGAAAAAAGGATAAATTCAATAAAAAGCTATTTGATGAAAATTACGATAAAATAAAATGGGATACCAAAGAAACTCAACGGGGAAGTTAGTTAAATATGACCAAAAACGATATGAAAAAAACTGGGAACGGATTTTCAAAAATAGACCAAGTTCTTCAAAAAAGAATCGCTTGGACGCCCCACGAAGCGCAACAAGAGATTCTTGATGGATTAGCCCAGTTTACAGCTATATGTGCTGGAACTCGGTTTGGAAAGACAATGCTTTGTGCCTATTTGGCTCTCAGGCAGCTTTTAATGGCTGAACAGCACATTTGGATAATAGCCCCCACCTATGGGCTGTCGGAGAAGATTTACGCTTATTTGGTTAAATGGATAGGAAACGGCTTTCCAAATGATTTAAAAAAAGGAATAATCACCGCCACCAATAGAAAAGGAGAAGGAAAAATAGAAAATAAAATGACAGGAAGCTGGATTGAGTTTAAATCCGCTGAAAATCCGACATCGTTATTGGGAGAAGAGCTGGATTTGGCAATAATGGACGAATGCCCCCGAATTAAGGCAAGCGTCTGGGAAAGCTATGTTTACCAAAGATTGACTTCCCGCAAAGGAAAAGCCGTATTTATTGGAACCCCGAGAGGGAAAGGTTGGTTTTATCGGGAGTTTGTTAAAGGTTTAGACCCCAAAAACAAAGAAAACGCTTCATTTACTTTTACTTCCAAAGACAATCCTTATTGGGGAAGACCCAAGAGCTCTCCAGAAGAAGAGTGGAGGAAAGCCAAAGAGCGATTGCCAGAAATGGTATTTTTACAAGAACATGTAGCCAAGTTTGTTGAAAACGCCACCCAATACTTTAGAGGAGTTAGAAAAATAACTGGAAACACCCTCAAAGATGTTGTTTTGAACCATTACTATAATTTTGGCATAGATGTGGCTTATGAAAGGGATTACACCGCTTTTGCGGTTATAGACAGAATGACTTATGATGTGGTTTATTTGGACAGAATGAAAAAAGTTCCTTATCCCGAATTAAGAGAAAAAATCAAAAACATAGCCAAAAGATATAACAACGCCAGAATCTATATTGATTCTACTGGAGTGGGATTGCCAGTAACGCAGGACTTGCAGGTAATGGGATTGATAGTGGACGATTTTAAGTTTACTGGACAAAGCAAAGAATCTTTAATGCAGAACTTGGCAACATTTATAGAAAGAAAACTCATTAGAATTCCCGAAAATGAGATTTTAATATCAGAATTGGAGTCAATTACTTGCGAATATACTCCAAGCAAAAGATTAAGAATTCAAGCCCCAGAAGGAATGCACGATGATTATGTTGATGCCTTGGCTCTGGCGGTCTGGGGTTTGCAGAAAAAACAACCGCCACGAAAAAATCCAGTTCAACAAGAACTTGAAAAAAGAGACAGACCCAATATAGGGTCGGACATATAAAAGTCGCAAATTCAATAAAAAAAAATGGCAAGACGAAGAAAAAAAGCTAAGGGGAAGGTTGGAAGAGGAACTCGTTTTAAAAGCTTAACGAGAACGCTTGCCCGCAGAAGAGGAAAAACAAGAACTGGCAAAAGCAGAAAAGTAAGAAATCCAGCTGCCTTAGCCGCTTGGATTGGTCGCAAAAAATACGGCAAAAAGAGATTTCAAAAAATGGCAGCGGCTGGTCGCAGGAGAAAATAATTATGCCTTTACCAATCAAAAGAAAAAATGAATCAAAAGATGATTTTATTTCCCGCTGTATGAGTTCGGAAGTAATGCAGAGGGAGTTTCCCAAGCGAAAACAAAGGTTGGCTATTTGCTATAAACAATGGAGGAACAAATAAAACAAACAATTGAAGAATTCATAAAAGAGTTTGACGAATCAACTCTTGATAATGCCCCGACTTACGCTTCTAACCAGAAGGATATTATTGACCTAATTGACAATTATTGGGTTTCAAGATTTAGAGACAATCAAAAAGACGAGCTTGGATTTCTAAAACCATTTTACAACATAGTGGTCAATCCAACGCAGGTGGCGGCAAAAATGATTGACATTGACACCAAAAATATTCAGATTAAAGCCGAAGACGGACAAAGCTATTATCCCGCTTGGTTATTCCAAAAAGAATTGGTTATTTGGATGAAAGATACTAATTTTGGAAAAATACTTAACGAGATTGTTTATAATCTTCCCAAATATGGTTCGGTGGTTCTTAAAAAAGTTGGAAACGATGTTCAGTTAGTTCCGCTTCAAAACTTAGTAAACAATCCTGAAGCAAGGAAATTAACCGATGATTTGATTGTGGAAGTTCACGAAGTAACCCCAGAACGATTTGCCCAGTTAGCTGAAAAACACGATTGGGATATTGACGAGGTTGATATTGACGACGAGATGATTACTTTTTATGAGGCGTATGGTGAAAATCTTAAATATAAATACAATATTGTAACAAAAGACGGAGTAATCCTTCATCAAGATAATCGCGATTGCCCGTATAAAGAATTGCACTGGGATAAAGTTGAAGGAAGATGGCTTGGGATAGGTCAGGTTGAGAGATTGTTTGAAGCCCAAATCCAAACCAACAGAATAGAAAAATATAAATCGCAGGCACTTCATTGGACTTCTAAAAGAGTTTGGCAGACCAGAGATGACACTATTAAGAAAAACCTAATGACCGATGTTAAAACGGGCGACCTGTTATTTGTTAATTCAGAAGTAAATCCAGTTTCCACAGAAGAAAGAAATCTTCACGCTTATGTTGAAGCAGAACAAAGATGGGAAGCATTAAAAGATAGACTTAGTTTTTCCTACGATGTTATTCGTGGAGAAAGAGCTCCAGCTGGAACTCCTCTTGGTTCGGCAATTTTACAGACAAGAATGGCTGGCGGTTGGTTTGATTTGAAGCGGGAAGAAATTGGAATTTTCTTAAGAGAAGTTTTGTTTGAATGGATTCTTCCCCAATTTGCAAAAGAAAAAAGAAAAGAGCATAAAATTATGCTCGGAGAGTTTAATGAAGATGAATTGACAAAACTAAGAAATCTCATAATCACCAACAGGACAAACAAAGAAATCTTAAACTTAATTAAAAAAGGAAAAGTCCCAAGTGCCAGAGAGGTTGAGATAATTAAAAGCGTAGTTAAAAGAAAAATAGAACAAGAAAAAGAACTTAAAATCCCCAAAGGATATTACGATAATCTCAAATACAAGATTAAGATAATTATTACCAACGAACAGATTGATGTTGCAGCTAAATTACAAACTCTGCAAGCGGTTCTGACAATGATTGCTACTAATCCAACTATTCTCCAAGACCCGAGAATTAAAAAAGTGTTCTATCAATTATTGGACTTGGCTGGGATTTCCCCGACCCAATTTGAAGAAGAAATCCCCAGCTTGGAAGAACGGGCGGAAGTTCAAGCACAGCGTGGAGGTTCAATGGCAAAAGTGCCTGAAATAAGAACTCCCGCCGCTGGAACTGAACTCCGCACAATTTAATGGAATTAAAAAAAGACGAAATTGAATTTCTTAAAAGAAGCGCCTCAATTCTTGAACCAATCTTTAACAGGAGAGTGGAGGAGTTAAAGGAAGTTTTGTATAAAACAGAACCAGAAGACGGTGCTGAAATACGGGGCAGGGCAAGAGAGATGGACAGGTGGAGAGGAATTCTTAGAGACTTAAAAAAACCAAAACCAATTAAAAAACAAGACAACGATATTTAAAGGTCGGCAGAGAAAACTGCTAAAAATCTAATAAATCAATTGCTCACTAAAGAGCTTAAAAAGAATTATGGCTAATTTAGAAACACAAGGTGGCGAGATTTCCAAAGAGGAAGTTATCGCCCGAGAGGAAAAGACCCAAGAGGAAGAGACCTCTGAAGGTCAAAATGATGGTTCGCAAATTCCTGTTAATGAACAAAAAGCCGAACAGGGTTCTGAAGCCCCAAAGCCTTCAGAGGAGAAGGAAACTCCTGAAAAAACCGACGAGTCAGACAAGACTGAAAAATCAAAGGATTTGCAGTCTGCTTTAGCCCAAAAGGATTGGTGGCGAAAAAAAGCTGAAGAAGCTCAAAAAAAGCTTCAAAAGCAAACTCTAAAAAAGGAAGAAAGTCCCGACGAGTGGAAAATGAAAGTTGATTTTCTGCTTGCCAATAGGGACAAAAATTATTCCGAAGATGAGTTTGACCACATCGCCTCTGTTGCCGAACGAAAGGGCATTTCTCTGGAGGAGGCTGCTAAATCTGAAGAAGATTATATCAACTATCAGAGAGATAAGGTCGCACAAGAAAAGAAAACTCCTGAATCTTCTTCTCCTGCCGCTTCGGGGTCTAAAATTGACCTTGAAAAAGCAGCCCAAGGTTCAACCGACGACTGGGCAAAAACAGTTGAAAAGTTGAACAAGAAAGGTTCAGAAGTTTAGTAGAAAATGTTTAGTCAAGACTATACGGTCTTTAAGCCCGAAGTTTGGTCGCCAAGATTTAATTTCTTCTTAAAGCAACGACTTCAGGCGAGAAAGTTTGCGCAAGACTACTCTGATGGATACATTCCTGGAACTAACAAAGTTCATGTTCCCCACATTGGAGATAACTTTTCAGCAAGCTCTATTTCAACCACAAATGGTGAAGTAAGTGCTACTGGAGTATCTGACACAAGAACTATCTTGACATTGGACAAGTGGGAAGGTGCTGCTTACGCGATGACCAAGTATGAAGCGACAGTAACGATGAGCAGCCCAAAGCTTCAAGACGCTTACGCCCAGTCTATGTCTTACGCTCTTGCGAAGAAAGTTGACACTGACTTGTTAGGCAACATTAAGAATTTGGACAGTTCGGTAGGAACTACAACTTCTACTTTGTTATCTACTCAAATTGAAAAAGCAATCAGTATTCAAGAATCTAACTCCGCAAGCATTTATGACAGCGTGTTCTTGTTCAATCCAAAGACTTATTGGTTAGATATTGCCGCAATTCAGAAATATTACGACGCTTCGCAAATGGGACGACCAGGAATAGTTGCCAAAGGTTATGACGCCAGCTTGTATGGTGTTCCTGTGTTGATTAGTGAGAACACTCCGCAAAGTTCTAACGAAACTAACACTTGGAGTCACAACGCACTGGTTCATAAATCGGCAATCATTTACGCATTGAGAGATGTTCAGATTGAAAACAAAGTTGGAGAACATTTGAGAGTCAAACCTACTGCTGATGTAATTTACGGACACAAACTGATGAACTCAGGCAGAGGTGTTCAATTATACTCAAGCAGGTCATAATAAATCCTTGTAGTTAATGTCGGGTTGGCGGGGAAACCCGCCTTCCCGATATGAAAATGAAAATTACATATTTAGGAAACCACAATCCATTTGAGTTAAACACAGAAAAAAAAGTAGTAAAAGCATTCCGTCAACTGGGTCATACCGTTGACCAAGTTGATGAGAGAAACTGGAACATTTACGACCTAATAAAAAGAACCAGAGTTTCGGATTTATTCCTGTTTCACAAAGGAATAAGGTTTGGAAAAAGTTTAGGGGATTTAGTTGACCTTTTGTCGCATGTTCCTTGTAAAAAAGCACTTTGGTATTTTGATTACGTCTGGCAAGAGAGAGAAAAATTTATGGAAATAGTCGCTCCGCTTGTAGATTATGGATTTATGACAGACGGAAGTTTTGTTAAACGGAACAGTTATGACAATCTAATAACTCTCAGGCAGGGCTGTGAAAAGCAAAAAAAGGGAAAGAAAAAGAAAAAATACGAATATGACATTGTTTTTACTGGTTCAATCTACGGCTCAAGAGAGATTTTGGTTAACGGGCTTAAAAAGAATTATGGCGATAGGTTCAAGTACTTTGACAATGTATTCGGAAGAGAATTTTACAACTTATGTGCTTCGGCAAAAATAATGATTGCCCCCAAATTCCCTTCAAATGATTTTTATTGGTCAAACAGAATATACGAAACATTGGGAGCTGGCGGATTTCTTATTCACCCCAAATGCGAAGGACTAAAAGAAGAATACGAAGAATACAAGCATTTTGTTCCTTATGTAGATGGCGACCACTTGAAATATCT